GTTGAGCCTCTGCTTCTGCAGGTTCTGGCATAGATCCAACAGCTCCTCCTGCTGCAACTAAACCTGCCAAACTCCTTATCTCATCAGCGCTCATTGCTTCAAGTACCTTTGCTGCTATTGCTGGAGAAAGTGCGTTAATATTATCGTTAATAATTTGAGCCGCTGTTTTTGTTATTTCTTCTGATTCTTCCCTACCCATTAATTCTCGGATCTCATCTTTAGTTAAATTTTGTGAAATAATAGCCTCGCTAAACTCAAACCCTAATGGCTCTACTGGTATAAGTTTCATTTCTATAGGCTGAGCAGTATATGACTTTAAAAATGTAAAATTGCTGTCATGTATCATTTGTCTTTTGGCAGCATAGGTGTTGTTAAATATCTCGTATGCTTCACGGATTTCATTCCTACCGCCAAGTTGGCCTTCTGTCTTTATTCCAAACAAAGTTGGAGAAGTAATTTGATGGCCTGCAAATATCTCTTGTTGAACAAGATTATTGATGTTTGTAAAATCTTCCTTCGTTAAAATAGACTGCCCCAATGGTACAATGTCGGCACTATTTTCTTTGCTGTTGTTAAACATTATAACAACCCTACGACCATCTGCTCCCGTAAACTTCTTCAATACCGCCTTTTCAATTTCTTCTTTCGCATCTTCATCCGGTGGGTTGCCGTTGTTTAAATTGATCAACGTGCTACCAACAAAACCTTGGTTTGCATTGCCTAAGATATGACGGCCAATCTGCACATCACTTTCGATGTAGTTTAACGCCTGCTGGTAAACAGGTATAGGATAATAGTCTGCTTGTGGATTGTATTGTTTGTAAACGAAGATTTGTGTTTCAGTTGGTTTTGATGGATCAAAAACTGGATATTCGCGAACCTTCTCTTTGTTATCGTTCCAATCTTTTTTTACAAATACTTTAGAACCGCACAAACTAATTCTGCAATTCTTAAAAGGTATGTGAAATATGCTTGCAATTTTGCCTAATTTATTGTAAACAATTTGCAGATAGTAACCCGCGTGAATCTCATCGTCAAGGATTGCTTTTTCTGCAATACTGTTCCATGTTTCGCCTTGCTCGTTTGCCTTTAATTTGCCGGCATCGTCTGAAAACCCTTTACCTAAAATGTAACCTGCTTTTCCACGTACTATAGCTCCATGTTTTGGAGACTCATTGTAAAGACTTAAAATGTATTCTGGGTAATTATTGAGCAAACCAAATTCAACATAGCCTTTAGTTTTATTTTCTGTAAACTTAGGCTGCTGCGCTTGGTCAAACTTTAATTCTATAAATTTATACTTGCTCATTAGAAGGTTTTAAAAGTGTTATCCTGGCTGTCATACACCGCATCTGAAGCGCTTGCAACATCGTTCAATTGTAGATACCCTTCTTCTACCATGTTTAAACCTGTTTGATCTGTGTTTGTTGAAGAAGCCTGCTCGAATATTTGGTAACTCCAAAGGCCAGCATCTTCATTTATAAAATAAGTGTTTACAGTAATTGTCGAAATATCAAAGCGAGCCGTTGTACTAGTATTGGTTGCAACAAATTTAACTACATTTTCTGTAACATTGTTAGTACATACAAATAAAAAATAAGGGTTAGTCAGCAATGCTAACTCAGTGCCTGTGTAAATAATTTGCTGCGTTTGTCCTTTTTGTAAAGTTAGCATAATTTAAAAACCCCGACTTACATCGGTCGGGGTTCATTTTTATTTCTTTGTAAATTCTTTTAAGTTCCTGGTGTTTCAAGTGCTGCTGCTACTGCTCCAGAAACTACCAAAAAGTCCTCACGTTCAACGCTTGTAAAGGTTAACAAATAACCGTTACGATCTCCTGCCGCTGTTCCAGAACCGCCCTCAGATGTATCAAGTAACAATCCGAACTCCTTACCAAACATTCTGTAAGTGCCGTCCATTTCTTTGGTAACAAAAGTCAATCTGTTCTTCGCTAAAGTAGTAACAAGGTTGCGAGTGTTTGCATCTCTTTTGTTCAAAGGCAAAACTACCTGATGCGTGTAAAAGAAAGTACCGTTCTCTTGTGACCCAGTGCCGCTGTTACCAGTGTTTGCTGTAGCGCGTGGTACTTCAATCTTCCAAAATCTTTTGCCGGTTGCTTTTGTCATACCTGTAACAGTACCAGAAGCATCAACTACGCGGCTATTGCCCGATGCGTCATACAACGCGCTGTTTTCGATAACGTAGATAACCTCAACGCCGCCAACTGAATCGCGGCAATCAATAACGTATCCTGAATTTAATACACAAGACATAATAATTATTTTTAAAAAAGGCGGCTATAAAACCGCCTTTTTAGTTTATAAATTTACTTAGGATATTGTACCTAAGAACTGTACCACTTCGTTTGTGAATGCTACGTTAACACCTAACTTCCACTTTGCAACATACTTTACAATCTGCTGGTCATCGCTGTACCACATTTTGTAATCGTTCTCTTCGTTTTCAATGTCAACACCCATTACAACGTTGCTCATTCTCATTGCGAAGATATCGCCAGTGCCGTTCAAACCGTGTACCGCTTCCAACTGAATGCCAGTACCAGGGATTTTCAAACCGCCGTAGTTACTGTTATCGTTGTAGTTGTAGTGGAACAAGTTAGCTGCTACACCTGCATCAACATACAAGTCATAAACATCGTAACCAACAAAAACCACAACATCAGTCATACCTTTTAAAGCGGCTGGAATCTTGTTCTTTACGTTTTGGATGATACTGATAACGTTTGCAGAGGTTATAGCTGGAGTACCAGACAAAGCGCCTGTGTTAGCACTAACTGGAGAACCCGCTGCGATTTGCTTAATTAAACCGTTGAACTTGTTAAGGTTCGCGTTAACGCTTCCGGTATCTCCCTGCCATAATGCAGTTTCATTTTGCGCTGCAATCTTCATATTCTTACGCTCTAAGTAAGCAGCTTGGAATTGTGCGTTTGTAAAATCTTCGTAGGTACTTCCTGCTCTCAACGCTTGTTGAGTAAAGAATGCCTCAAGATCGTTAATACAAAGGTTTTCGTTGATTTTAATTTTTCCTACAACAACTTCGCGCTGTGTGATGCTGGTTGTACCAGATGCATCAAATGCACAAGATTGAGTTTGAAAAACTGCATCTGTATCGAACAAAGGAATTTTTGCGGAACTTTTAACTTCTCTCAAAACAATGCCATCCTGTAGGATCATTTGCTGAGTCTTTGCCCCGAAAACTGCAGACATCAAAAGGGGTTCGATTTGCTCCCGTGTGTATGCTGATAATGTACTTAATGAGAATGCCATTTTATTTTGATTTTTTTGTAAAAAATACTTTTGTTACGTTTTCTAAAATTTCTTTTGGTTCTGCTTTTGTGAATTTAGCTGCGGCATTACTTGCTGCTGCATCAGGAGCTCCTTGTGGTTGCTCAACTAAAAGCTGAGTTAAACCTAATAAGCCTTCGATCACAGTGTTTGCTTTATTAAGCTTTGCTTCATACTCAGCAAATTTGCCTTCGTAAGCTGTAAACTTAGCCTCGTATGCACTAAACTTTTCGCCTGTGCTTTGTTCGATCTTTGCAAATCTTGCTTCAATTTCTGCATTAGGATCAGCAACCTCAACTGGTGCTTCTGCAGGAGTAATGCTTTCAATAATGCCGTTGTCAACAAGTACAATTTTTGTACCGTCAGCAAGGATATGTTCTCCGGCTGGTGCAGGCTCTAAACCAATCATAACCATACCGCCTACTTCTAATTTGTCAACGGTTACTTCAGTTCCATCCATTAAGGTTGCACTGATCATTTCGGTTTTAACTTCTCCAGATGGTGCTGGCTCGTCCATTAACGCCAATTTCAACTTTTGTAATATTTCTTTTGCGTTCATACTGTATTGTATATTTATTCGGTGATTGGTATAAATAGTAGTTCAATTATTTTTTTCAACTTCTGTTCGGCACTTTCTTTTGGCTTTTCGTAATCAAAAAACCCCTCAACGCTAAAACCCTTTAGCTTGTTTTCTTTTACTGCTTGCCATGCTTGATCGTTCTCAACATACATTGAACCAAACCAGCTACCATCTGCCGCATCTTCATAACCTTTCATTGGTAATATGCCACGCTCTGCATCTGTAATAAACGACTCAAACAATACAACTCCTTCTAGCTTTAGTTGATCGTCATGCATTACATTGACATTCTTTTGATACCCGCGCTTTGCGTATTTGATGGCAATCTTTTGTATAGTGTCCTTAGAAAACTTAACGTAGTGATTTCCCATTTCGTCGTTAGTCCTAAAGATTAACTTATCGGCAAGCATTAAAGGTCCACTTATAATTCGACGATCTTCACTCTCAATTTTGTATGCTTGATGTTGATTAAATGCAATAAAATCTTTTTCTATTGCAGGCATGTCTACCAATGAAATAAAATCTACCTCACTACTATCATCACTTATTCGTAACTCATAAACTGGTATTTCCATATTGTATTGTATATTTTTTCACGGTTTGGTTTAAATGCTTATATTTGTACTGCATTTTGGTTTTAAGTTTAATTTTTTAGTAAGCAATCGAACCCCGCTACGTTTCTACGTTGGCGGGTTTTTAATTTATTCGCGCTTGTCTGTTTAGCCTTCTAATCTTTTCTTGATTGCCTGTAATGTCCGATTCAACTACAAACGCTCTACCGGCAGCGTTGCCTATCTGGTTTATTTGCCCTTGTTCCAATCTTGTTGTTTCGGCTTGTGGTGCAACGGGTGCCGCTATGGTTGTCGGTACTGATACGCCACCGCTACCGCCGCCGGCAGTATTTGGAACTTTTACTTTGAGGATATTTTTAACGGCTAATAACCCCGCAATACCAACCGCAATACCTTGTGCAATAGCATAACCAGGAATACCTCCTGCCGGTGTTTTTGCGGCTGCTCTTATTGTTGATGTGATGGCTGCATAGGTATCAATCAAAGATGAGGCAACTGCCAACGCTTTACCGGCTGCGGTTTCTTTACCGACTAATTCACTAACGGAACGAAGCAGTTGAGTAGTTGCTGCAAGGTTACGCTGTTTATTTGCAAATACATTGTCATCTATTGCTTTTTCTTCATCTGCTTTGCGCTGCTTTTCTGCAAGTTCTTCATCTTGTAAATTTAATACAGCTTGAACACGATCACGCTCACGCTGCAATACTGCTTCTGCTTCTGCTGCTTCCCTTTCGTTTTCCTTTGCAAAAAATTCTTCTGTTTCTTCTAATGATTCGGCTATATTTTTCTCTATTGATGCTTTTAAATCTTTTTGAAACTTTGCTAAATCTTCAAGGTTTTTTTTGTTTTCAGCTTCTATTCTTTCGCGTTCTTTTTTGCGTTCCGCTGCTGCCGCTTCAGCACGTTGGCGCGCTGCATCTGCTGCACGTTTTGCTTCTTCGGCCCTTTGTTTTGCGGCTGCATCCGCTGCATCTTTATCCTCTTTTCCTTGTTCGGCCCTTAAAACCGCTTGTTGTTGTTTTAATTCTTTAAATCTGTCAGCCTCCTCTTTGCTAAGTGTTCCCTGTAATGCAAGTACTTTTCTAAGGTTGTTTAATTCATCCTCATACATTTGGTTTTTAATGGTTCTAATTTCTTTTGCAGTCGCGCCTTGCGCCTGCATTATTTCAATCTGATTATTAAAAGCTACATTGTTTTTTTCAGTTGCTTTTTTTAACTTGTCGGCTTCTCTACTTGCTTCGCTCGTCAAACCAATAAAATCAGTAAAACTGTTTATTAATTTACCAAAAAAGTCAGTAATATTTTTGAGCGGCCCGATTAGCTTTTCAATTACCTTTTTAACGCTGTCAAAGTTCTCAATCAACAAACCAACCAACACAACGAGCGCACCAATACCGGTGGCAATGATGGCGCCGCGTAAACTTTTGAAGCCTTTACTGCTTTCATCAACCGACTTTGTGAATAGCTTTTGTGCTGTGGCTGCTATGGCGGTAGCCGCTGCCGATGCTTTTTGAAATACCGTTGTTGACTTAATAACCAACCCCAAATCTTTAAATGACTTCACACCTTCCAAAACACCGTTAACGCCTTGACTTAATGCCATTGCGCTATTTACTTTTAATAACGCTTGTTCTACTTCTTTGCTCTCAGTACCAAATAAACCGATGGCACCTTGTGCAGCACTAAACCCACTTGCTACCGCGCTAATAGATTGGCCAAACGCTTGAAACTTTCGATCGCCGTCAAAGGCCGCTACCAATCGGCTGGCATCGTCAATCGTACCCTTTAACCCTTCTACGTTCTTAGCCGCGTTTGCAGCCTCTTGACTGAACTCCCCAAAGTTTTCGATGGCATTGGTTAACTCGGTGCGCGCCTCTTTTAATCGGCTTTTAATTGAGCCGACTGATTTCTCCGCGTTTTTACTATCTACTTTGACCTCGACTGCTACTGTTGATGTTTCTGCCATTATACAGGTGTTATGTTTGTTGTTATTAATACTCCATCATTACCAATCTGAACCCTAAACGTATCTCCATTTGGGGCGGTTAATACTATACCCGATTCGGATGTATTTATTTTTACATCCTCATTAAAAGTTGGATCTATCAACTCGGTATCTATTTTATCGCCCGTTTCAAATTGTTGCCACTCAAAGGCGGTTGCATTCCATTTTAGTAAATTCATTAGTATACTGTATTTATTACTCGTAAAAGTTCACATTTAGTTAACTCGTTCGCCCCTGCATCGTAATCCATAACCTTTGACAATCGGTATAAACCGCCATCAATATATTTGAATGTTGCAAAGTCCAGATTAAAAATGTCCTGTTCATTTAGTTTAAAGAATGCTGTTAATAGCCGGCTGTCCTTATCCGTTATTTCAGCCATGTAACTACTGTAATAAAGATTAAACTGGTTTACGTTTATTGCACCGCTAACCAATACAAAGAATAGTTCAATAGGTACGCCAAAGTTGATGTCGTTTGTTGGTACATCCGGATCGTCAAAGTGTCCAGCGTAACAATATTCTGTGGCTGTGTGTAGGTTACCGCCGCCGCCCGCACTTTGTATGTGCCATGTATCAACGCCAGTAATCTTTTTACATTGCAATATTCT